TGATACTGAGCGTTTAGCACCGTAGCTGTAATGTTGCCGCCTAGTCCCGTAGCACCACTGAACGTAACAAAATCACCCGTAATAGCGCCATGACTTGTGTCTGTTACTGTGATTGTGGCGGAGCCATTTGTAGCTACAAACGGGTTGTTGTTAATTGTACTGGATGCGCGGATAGGTGTGATATCGTTGTACGCACCGCCTTGGTTGATGTAGAACTTGAGGTTTGTGCCGACACCAATTAGATTATTGCCGCCAAGCGTGACCCAATTCCACAATGAACGGCATACACCTTGGTACGAAGACGCAGAATAAGGCTCCCACCCACCAATAACTTCGGGATTACCCTGACGAAAGCGAACCTTGTCGACTTCGTACCAGCCACCTTCATTGGTATAGCGGGTATTTTCTTTATTTACACCCGGTTTGAACAGAACTTTTTGTAATGGCATCGGTCAATCCAGTAGGGCGCACTCAGCCGTGCGTCGTTTTAATAGCCCCGGCAGTACCCGACCGCCACCTTTAGTCCAGAGCATCAGTTGTTCTTTTGCGCCTTCCCAATCATTGGCATTGATTTTCCTCTTTAACGTGCTTGTTTGCAAGCGTCCCGTGCCTAGGTTGTAGCAGAAATCCACGATGGCGTTGCACTTACGAACGTCAGTAATCAGGCCGGGGCAGTTACGCAAGACTCCGGGCAAGTATGTATGTTCTAACTCGATCATCAAAAGCGCCCTAGCCGTGGGTTCATCCATGGGAGCGTCTTCTAAAGTTACCTTGCGTTTGTCTGCGTAGTACGTAGAACCATAGCCAATCGTAGCCACGCCAGCCGGACATAGGTAGGGCTTGGCCCGATACCCTTCATACCGGCGGCACAGTTCAGCGGCTAGTTCTAGGTTCATAACCCACGCTTAGCTAAAGTACGATCCAAAAACCAGAAATTTATTGTGCCTGCAAGCAAAGCTGAGAAGTCAGGTGTCATCATGGTTTTAAACACTTCTATAGCAGGTGCGCCAGCTAACCATGCGTTGTAAGCAAACCATACGTGGATGAACGACCATACAAACAAAACCCAGTACGTAACAATTGGGCGCACCGAGGCCGACAGACTAGCGGCCCAACCACCAGCGGCTTTGGCCATCTCAGCTTGAGATACTATGGCGTTGTTAAACGCATCCATTACGCCTACGTCAATAGCGGCTTCCCGCTGCGCGCCAATCTCAGCCAATTTTTGCTGACCACGTAGCGTCTCTAATTCGCATTGGCGTGTAAACATCAATAGTTCATGCTGGCGCTCATTCTTCTTGTCAAAAAACTTCAGCACCTCGGGGGCCATGCGGAACAGGCCACCAAAGATGGAGCCTAGGATGCCGCCACTTAATACATCAAACATAGTCAATCCTTACAAGATTTAGATTTATCGTCATTCTGCATGAGTTTGATACCACTCAGGAACCCAATCATGCCGCCGATAAGTGTAGAAAAAGCGGGTGAAATCATCTTGAAGATTTCTGCGTTGTCCACCTCTTTGGCCCAAAGGCCAAGCATAAAGCTTATGACCATAGCCAAAACAGAGATGCACAGGGTGGTGCTTACCATCAGCGTGACGTACAGCGTCAGCTTGTCCCTTGTGTCCGGCGATGGCTTCTTGGGTCTGGGTATCGGCTTTCTGGTCATTTCTTTTCCCGTTCAAGTGCATCCTTGTATCCATGAACTATTTTTGCTCTAAGCCATGTGGAGTCTGCCGCGCCCGCCCACTCTGCTAGGTTGTTCCAGATCACCGTGTAATCCGTTGACTTGCAGTAGGGCGCATTTTTGTCTAGCCACGCTACCATCTCTCTGTGCCGCTCGGTTGGGTTGTGAACTGTGTAAGCAATCCCATGGAACTCGCGCACGTGGCATCCGCTCTTGGCCGTGGCTCCCACTAGCCCCAACACTAACAATAACATTATGAGCCAACGCATTTACCACATCCAACTCCATGCAATCATGTACGTGCCAAAGATGACAAAGGCCACTATACAGGCTGCGGCAATAATTGCTTCAGCCCAGTCTTTCATTATGCTGGCTCTGGTATTTTCACCTTGGCTGTAATGACTGCTGTCGATGTGTCTCGATCAATTGTCATGTAGCCTTGGCAAGTGATGTTGTAGTCTTGCCCATTTGCGTCTTTCTCGCTCTTGATAGGGACTGTGATGTCTAAGCTCTTAAACAAGAATTCTTTGCCGTTCTCAAAGACGCGCCACACATGATCCATTGAACCGCGACCAGCTTGGCCTCGGCTCTTGTTAAACCTAATCTGGTACGTGTTCATATAATTTCAGCGGCTGGTGGCATAGCGCAGGCTTGTGGCTGGTAAATCACTGTTAGATTAAAGTGCACAAACTTAATTGGTAGGTCAGCCGCATGGCGTGTAAACGAATGAGACAACCACGAGTTGGCAAAGATCATCATGCCGGGCTTGGGCGTGAAGTTAATCATTTTGCTGGCAGGTGTTGCCATATTCATGTCTTGCTCGGGCAAATCAATCTGCACCTTCCCCGCACGCGGGTCGTGAAACACTACGTTAGAACTTCCTTCTGGCGTTTCAAGAAAGTAAAAACCTGTAATCTGTGAACCGTATCCATGAACGTGTGCGTCCATTGCAGAGTGCTTGTGGTGCTCTTGTGTCCACATTTCTGTAAACTGCACCGCCATATTCTGCATGGCGTAGCCTTGTTCATTGAGAATGTTCCAAGCAGTCGCACCAATAAACTCAGAGAAGCCCGCCATGCGTGGGTCGCCAAAGTAACTACCCGTCATGTGTACAGGGTAAAGTTCATTGAGTGGCTGGGTTTTTTTAGCTAATTCCAAACCTTCTTCCGACACAGCGTTAACCGCATCCAAGAAATCAGGACGCTCAATGATATAGATTGGGCAGGGGAAATGGTATGCAACCTGAAGCTGTGTATTTTGAATGACTTCAGCCACTGATTCAGCGGCTTTACATACCTTTGGTTTTTTAACAACTTTACTCATACTGCAACCCAAGCCCATGCAATAAAATCAAATTTGTATTGATTGTCGTCAACAGGATAGGCTGGAGCCTCTTTCCAATTGTTATCTGCACCACACCAAAATATGATCTTGCCTTCAACTGGGGCTGGGCGTGGGATTGGGGGAACCATTGAGCAAATAACTTCACTAAATGTCCATGCTGACCAGTTAGACGCATACTCACGTTCATTGAATGCGGTAATGACTGCCTGCTGCTTTGCAGTTTTTTCTTCAACAGTCAAATCACGTTTATGCCATACGTCCGTCCAAACACCATCTACTTTGGTATAAACCGGTTCATCAGGTTCCATTAACTCATAAACACCCAAAACAGGGCGTGCTACACGAGTAAATGGCTCCCAGTGTTCTGGAATAGAACCAAACGCCTGATTAAGATTGTCTTCAAGAGCAGGGTGATTTTTTGCTGCACCGTTTTCAGTTTCAATATACAAGTTCATTTATAAATTTCCTGTACAAGTTGATGGAAATGAACGGGTTGTGCCGGGGTAGATGATACGCACTGCGCCAGTAGCGCCAGCCCCGCCTGTGAAATGAGCCCCGCAATATCCAGAGTTGCTACCACCACCGCCATAAGCGCCCCCGACAACCCCATTACCGATTGCTCCGCTACTTCCATTATTTCCACCAGAACCTCCACCCCCGGCTGACCCAGTAGTTCCACCAGAGCCACCAGAGCCATTTCCTCCTTGACCCAAAAGACCAACTCCTCCGCCAGAAGCGCCGCTAGGATAAGTTGCTCCTCCCGCGTATCCACTACCACCACCACCGCCACCACCACCACCAGCGCCGCTAGTTCCGCTTGTTTGAGATGGATTACCACCACTGCCACCATTTCCTCCTGTGCCCGCATACCCGCCAGCACCGCCGCCGCCAGAACCATAACCGCCGGGGCCGGAGTTTCCAACACCGCCATTACCACCACCGTCGCCAGTAAAAGTACCACCGAGTCCTGTTGAATTAGTTCTGCCTTTACCGCCAAAACCACCTTTAACCACACAAGTAGAAACAAAATAACTATTAGCTCCATTAAAACCGTCACCGCAGAGACTAGAATCGCCGCCGTTGCCGCCCGCACCGACAACTACAGTGAGAGACCCAGATACAGAGTAATTGTTTTTATACCCTAAACCACCACCGCCTCCACCGGCAGCTGCGGTATACCCGCCACCACCTCCACCCCCAACAGCCACAACCGATACTGATGAAACCCCGGCAGGTGTAACAAATGTGAATGTGCCAGCAGATGTGTAAGCTATCTGTCCAATTACAGCCGTGGTAGTAATACTGTTACTTGCTGCACTTGCCGCGCTTGTTCCGGCAGAGTTTGTTGCAGTTACAGTAAATGTGTAGCTTGTTACAGGTGACAAACCGCTAACAGTGATTGTTCCAGAGCCCGCTTGAGACAACGTGCCAGTAATACCGCTTGGCGAAGATGTTGCTGTATACGTTGTAATCGTTGCGCCGCCATTACTTGCAGGAGCCGTGTAAGCTACAGTTGCCGTGCTTGAGCCGGTTGCTGTGGCTGTACCAATCGTAGGTGCGCCGGGAACCACTGCCGCCACCGTTGCTGTTGTGTTGGAGTTAGCCGTAACTCCAGATGGCGCAATTGAATTAGTAGCTCTTACTTGACAGAAAATGCCAAACCCCACATCCGCCGCAACAAGCACATACGTTGAAGAAGTTGCACCGCTAATAGATGTGCTTGGACTTCTAAACCATTGGTAGGTAAATGTCGGTGCTGGCGCGCCTGTCCACGTGCCGTTTGTGGTTGTAAGCGTGGAGCCAAATGTAGCTGTGCCTGTGACTGCCGGAGCTACAGTATTTACGGGGGCGCTCCCATAGGAGTTCCCCACAGCCATCATCAAGATTCCACTCATGTTACGTTACCTGTGACAACACAAACAGTACCAGAAATAAACAACACGTTGCAAATGCCGCGTGTTGCCAGCGAAATTGTAGCTTTGTCTGAGTCAGTGCCGCCAATATACGCGGTGGTGATTGACATGGTCAGTGTAATTGCGCCAGAAGTGTTATTAAAAATAACAACCGCATCTCCGGCGGAAAACGTAGCGTCAGGAACCACAATGGATCCGCTTGCACCAACCTGAATAAATTTACCAATGTCACCTACGGCAAGCGTGTAGCTTGTTGTTTTAGCGGAGCCAGACTGTGGTATGTTTTTAAAACCAACAGCGTTAGTGCCATCAACAGTACAGTTACTTAACGTTCCGGATGTGGGAGTTCCAAGTACTGGAGTAACTAAAGTTGGGCTTGTTGAAAATACCAAATTAGTAGATGTTGTTCCAGTTGCGCCGGAAGCAGTGTAGCCAGTAATGTTATTGAACGAAGTAATACTTGCCGTAGAAGCGTTTGTACCACCGCTAGCTACAGGTAATACACCTGTACTACTAATACTAGAAATTTTGACGTAGTCAGTACCGTTGTAGTACACAAATGCTTTTTCGCCAACAGCAATCGACACACCTGTCTGGCCAGCGGCTTTAAATGTCACTGCACTAGTAGCGCCTGCGTGATCCACCATGTACAGTTTGCTGTAACTAGGGCCTGTGATAACCTTAGTAACAGTTTGCGTGCCGGTAATACGAATCACCATGTACTGCGCTGTGGTGGAAGTTATTGCGTTTCCTGACGAGCTACCCGTGGTATTTGCCAGAGTAATAGCGCCATCACCTGCGAAAGATAATGTGCCTGCAATGGCAATATCAAGGTAATCAGAAATACCGTAGTTGACTGAATCACCCCAAGTACCAGAGAGCGTTCCCTGTGTGGGGGTTAGTAAACCCAAAAGAGTTGTTGTAGCTGCCATTTAAATACTCCTGTCTGTGTGTAGCACTTGGCTACACGGTATTGATATTCTGCCAGTTTGCGACTTCGGTGTCATCAATTAAACTCCAGTATAGAGCGCCTACAACGCCAAGTTTACCCATAGCTTGATTGCCAGTGATAGCCGCAAGCCGTGCGCCAATAACATTATCCACTACACCTGTTGCAGAAACCCCTGTAATGGCTAATGCCTTAACGGGAACTTCATCTCCAATAAGCCCTGAAGCGCTGACACCTGTCAACGCAACCGAAACATTTAACCCAACACTGCCAACAGAGCCTGTAGCCGAAACGCTGGTTACTTGAAAATTAAATTCCAACGTACCAGCAGTGCCAGTGGCTGCAACACCACTAATTGCAACAGTCCTGTTAGACCCCAGAGTATCAACAGCCCCCGCCGCCTGATTACCGCTAATGTCCGCACCGTACGTAAAATTAATTGTTTCAACCGCGCCTGTAGCAGATACACCAGATAACGCTACAGTCCTAGAGATTTCTACAGTACCAACTGAGCCTGTTGCAATAACACCATCTTCATTCTCTGCTGCGCTAACAGCCACAGTTCCAACAGCCCCTATTGCCTCAACCCCTGAAAGTCCAGCCTGACGCTCAAAAATGGAAACCCCTCCGGGTAGCCCCGTAGCCGATACCCCAGTAAGCGCAAGCTGTCTTTCTGCAACAGCAACAGACCCAATTGAACCTGTTGCCACTACTCCCGTAATTGGTACAGGGAACTCAACAAATGAACCAACTGTGCCAACAGCGCCAGAAGCCGAAACACCCGATAAAGCTACAGTAACACTAGCACTCGCTGTACCAACAGCGCCGGACGCAGCAACGCCGGAGATCTCAGATTGCAGACCTCCCCAACTATTGCTGCCCCACGCCCCTGCGCCCCATGCGGTTGTCATTTACTGCCCTCCAATGCAGGAGGATCAGGTTGTTGCCAAACGGATCAGCGCAGTGGTTGTTGTGTTGGAAGGCATAGTAAGCGTAAACGTACCAGCAGTCACAGTCTGTGAACCAAAGGTATGGACGCTCACCGCTTTGTTGCTTTGTGTTGAGTTGTAAATCAGCACCGCGTCAAACGCTGTAGTCAAAGTTACGTTGGTATACGTAATACTGGCTGAAGGTGTAACAAACGCAACGCCCGCTGTTGTGGAGCTATTGGTAGCTGTTGGGGGTGTGCCAAATGTAACCGCCACGCCGCCAGCCGTATAGTTTGTACCAGAAACTTCGCCTGTAGCCGAGTAAGCAGTAGTGCTTGCGTTGTATGTAGCAGAAGCCAAATACAGTGCCCCTTTAAAACTGTCTGTTGCGCCGGTTGCGCGAACTGGGGCAGTGCCAAAGTTATGGGTTGCGGTCATCAACTCGCCCATGAAGCTTGTTGTCATTGCTTGGGTATTTGCCATGATTGGCTCCTTAGTTAAAAGATGCGGCTTCCACCGCAGAACTTACATTTTTCTTAAGAGCCACATGCACCGAACGATGCACTAGCTCCCCTGACAACCAATACTCCACCCATGTGGTTGACTCGTTGTCATTATCCAAGGAACCTTCACGCTTTTCAAGCAATGAATCGTCCATGTCGCCTTTGGTTGTTGTAACAATCAATTTGAACTCCTAATCAATGAAGTGGTTGGGCCGTTAGTCGGCATTGTGATGGTGAACGTGATTGTAGAAGTCTTGTCAGACCCAAAGTCCAACACAGCTATGGATTTGTTACCTTGGGTAACGTTATAGATCAGGGCACACCTTGCTGTTAATGCGGCAGTCCAAGATACGTTAGGAAACCCGACATAGGCCGTGTACCCTGAAGATGATACCGTGATGGGTGTTAGTATTGCCCCGCCAGCAACGTAAGTGCCTGTATTGGCTACTTCGTTTGTAGCTGAATACGCCGTGGTTGTTTCATTTAAATCCGCGCTGGCTGTATACAGAGCAATCTTAATAACGTCGGTCGTCAAGTCGTGTATGCCTTGATAAAGCTCCGCCTTAAAGGAGGTGGTCTGGGTCTGGATAATTGACATATCAAGTTACCCTTTGACGGAACTGACCAGACCGGTAAGCGTCTTGACGCTCCATACCATCACCCAAACGCTTGGCCAACGCAAGAGCTTCCATAAACTTCTGGTTGTATAACGTCATCATGTCCGGCTCACCTTTCATGTAGGTGTAAGCCTCAACCAAAGATGCGTACAACAACACCGTGTCAAAGTTGTCGCCCAACCACGTACGACCATCTGCCGCCACAGTAATAGACTCGGGGTAAAAGTAATAGTGAAGTTCAGTTTTATAGTTCTGGTCAGGGGTGGGGCCAAGAATAAAAGTTAACTCATCTGAGATGACGTTGCCAGACACAGCAGGGCCAAACAGAGCATAGTACTTTGGAACACCCGTATCGTTTGGTGTTGGATACGCCTGACGAATAAAGTTAACATCTTTATTAAGCAAGTACTCGTATGTTCCAGTATTTAAGTCTACGCCAGTAACATCTGTAATAACAGCCAACGAGTACACCGCTAAAAAATCATCAGGGGCTTGTAAGTACTTGTTGTTTATGGCCATTGACCCTTGCACGTTCTTGCGAATAGACGGAAACTGAACCGAGTTATAAATACGCTGCTCAGCTTGCGTAACGAACACGGGAATATTAGCCACGAAATCTGTTTCCGTGTTCTCCGTGTACGCTTGGATCGCGTTGCTGAGTGCGGTGTAATTCATGCCATCGGGCCTCTAGCAATTGTGCCTTTGGTTGCTGCACCGTTACCACGGGTGACAATACCGGATGTCTTAACAGTTTCGTTGCCCGCAGATTTGCTGATGTTGCCAATAGACATATCAACGGTGTCAGCTTTACTGCGATTGACGCCAGAACCGGGGTTATCAGAGATGCCTACAGGCGCACCACTCATGGTGTGGGGCTTAGCGTATGCAGAAGCTGGTAGATTATTAACCTTGGCCATATTATTTCCCCTGATTTGTAACTTTGGCCATACCGCGGCCATACTGAAGCATCATCTCATTGGTCTTACCACCCTTGGCAAGCTTTGTGGGCGTTTTGCCGGGGTGCATATTTTTCTCGTGCTTGCCGACAGCAGATTTAATCATCTTTTTGTCTTGGGCTAAATCTTTCTTGTCCATATTAGACTCCTATGTAACGGTTACTGTAACTGTACCAACAAACGTCGTTGCCACCAAGTAGTTTGGCGTCAGTGCAACATCAAAATTACTCGACCCACCAACGGGCGACCATCCCCATTGAACATCCCGCGAACCGCCAGTCAAATTGCCACTAGCGTTTGTGCCTGCCGTAACGTACGTTGTGTCCTTGCGCGGGTTACGCACAGCCTGCGGATCATCCACTGGGTACATACCCAACTGCAACTGCGGCTGATCTGGATCCCAACACACTGGGCACACCATCAAATTGTAAAGCTTTGTCTTGATAACTTCTTTTTTCAAAGCCGTTAATTTAAACTGTTGGCCGCACCTATCGCACATGGCGATACTGTTCTTACCCGATGCAAAGCGATTGCCCATTTACGTACCGCTACCAATAAACATTTGCCTCGGAACAAAACGAACCGAAGCTTTCTCACGATCTTCATCCGAAGCCAATTGCCACGCTTCGTCGTATTGTTGCTTCAAAACTGGCAGACGCTCAGCGCCACCTTCAATCTTAAGAGCCAAGTAATAGGCAAGACCCGCCACCATACAGGGCAGGAAGCGAAAAGGCACGTCCATCGTGCGTACACCACCGCCAGCATCATCAATACGGCGCATACGCCAGTAAACAAACTGATACGTTGCGCTATTGTCTGGGGTTGGCCAGAGGGTCACAGAGGGCAGATTCTGCGTGTATACAGACACGCCAGTTAAGTGTGCCGCCGCAGTTGTACCGTTCTGCCCACGGAAGCAGTTGTAGAGCACGTTGCCGGAAATGTAACCGTACTGAATAGTCTCAGACTCAATCAACAAGAACCCTGTGGCGGGAAGCCCAGCGGCATTAGTTAACGTAATTGTTGTATCTGTGGCTGTAATCCCGCCATTCAACGTGGTGCCAATAGAGGAAGTCTGGCCATCCAAACGCTGATACCACACCTGAATTGGGCGGGCTTGTTGCAGTTTGTTGGGGATCGTGGCATAGGTAGAAACACTAATACGCGTGATGGTCAAGTCAGCCTGTGTGGATGCACTACCCGCGCCCGTACGAATGACATGCTCAAGTAAATCTACCGTATCGACAGGAAGCGCGTAGGTGTTCAGACCCGGAGTCAGGTTAATTGTCCCCTGCTCAAACGTCCACATATTGACACCACGGTTTGCCCAGTCAGCAAACATCAGATTCAATGAACGACGGGCTGTACGTAAGTCGTAACCCGTACGCAACTCCGAACCGGCACGTTCAAACGCTTCCTCAACCAACTCAGTGAGGTCAAGGTTAAACGCTGCGGTTCCTGAAGTGGTCATCTAAATCCTGCCGTTTTCTTTGCAATCGTTTTGGGTTGTGCTACGAATTGTTTACCGGCGGCTTTTCCGGCTCGCTTGGCTTTGGTCGTCGCAGCGTACTCACTAGCGCTGAGACTTTTGATCGCAGCTTTTGGAAGGTATCGTTCACCAGTGTCAGAAGATTTTTTACCACTTTTGGTTGTCCAATCTTGTTTGCCCCAGTCTTTGAGGGACTGTTGCGGTTTTTTAATCACGGTAGCCACCACCTGCGGCTTTGTACCGTTTAGCCATGACTTGCGCTTTTCTCGCGCTCCATTGCCCTGCGCCAGTACCAACAATTGCCGCAGCTTTGACGCTGTTAAAAATCCGTTTACGTAAACCGGGCTTGGTGTAGTTACCTGCCTCGTTTACTTTGGATTTGACCTTCCCACCCTCTTTGTACTGGGTAAAGTCAGTGTCGTCCCGCCGGGCCTTCTTCTTACCTTTGGGCATTTTAGAGGGGGAGATATCTCCCATACCACGGCTGGCCATCATGATTACACCATCTTTCCGCGAGTCTTGCCTTTGATACAGCAACCGTCAGCGCGTGAAGAAGCAGTACCACCAGAGGCCATCTTTGTCACGGACTTCATTCCAGCAGGCTTGCCCTTTTTAGAGAACGACATGAACTTAGCAGTCATGCCGCCTTTAGCTTTGTTCTCAGTGGTCAAAGACTTGTTGTAGTCAGCTTCATTCTTAGCCGCTTCTTTAACGTCAGCCGCAGCAGACTTAGCCTCTTGCATTTTTGCGCGAGTCTCTGGATAAATAACATCGTCCGGTGAACCGGGTTCACGACGGGGTTTGTAATTTTTCATGCCCGAGGCGGTTGAACTTGCACCCATGATATTTCCTTAACACATTCTGCCGCGTGTCTTGCCTTTAGTGGCAATACCGTCAGCACGTTTAGAAGCGGAACTTACAGAACCGCCAGAAGCATAACCTTTGACTGCGCCGCCTTTTCTGTAGTAAGAATTACGGCGCGGCACATCACTAATCCCCCTATCATACTCGGCACGAGTTGTGGGGCTAGTGTTTGATTCCTGCATTGCTGCTTCTGCCGCGGCACTCATGGGGCGTGATTTAACAACAGGTTTAGCAGGTGCTGCCGCAGGTTTCTTAGATGGCGCAGTCACTTCTGTGTCGTATAACTCACCCGTTTCTGGATTACGCTTTAAACGCTTATTAACCATACCGGTTTCGTCTTGCACATCCATTCCGCTAGTGTTGCGCTTTATGGTTTCATCTGAAATAGCGGGGGATTCTGATTTTTCTGGTATTGCGCTAGCATCTTTATCAGCAGCTATGCGTCGTTCCGCCGCTGCGGTCGTTGACTTTTCGTCTTTTTCATCGTTTTTTTTGTCGCCTTTTTTAGACAACATGTAGCCCAATGTGCCAAGAGCGGCGAGCGAAGCTAAATTTCTACGTGCCATGATTAACTCCTTAGCAGGCCATGCCGCCCTTGTTCATTTTAACCATTGCACCTTTGGTTTTACCCTTGGTAGCAATACCGTTTTTGCTAGGGGCAGCTGTTTTAACTTTGCCCATTGCCATACCGCCACCAGCCATTTTTTTAGCAGGAGCGCCTTTTTTCTTAGCCATCATTGCCATAAAACCGGGATTCATTTTGGAAGCCATAGTATCACCACCTTTAGAAAATTTGCGACCCTTGTCCGCAGTTGTAAAATCCTTGCCCACGGATTGTGGGACTCCTACTTTCTTAGCAAACGATGGCGAATTTGCAATCGCAGCCATGAAATTGTGTTGCTTCTTACTCGTCGACGGCATCTTTTTTCCTGCGGATTATTTCAGCAAAGGGTTTACCCGCAATCATTTCGGCGATTCGCATCAATGTCCAGATTGCGCCAATCAAACCAAAAATTGGGGTAAACATTTCCAAAAATGATCCGATGGTGGCAAACACTGAAACAATATCCAGCGTGCTTTTGACTGTGTCTGAGTTAGTGCTCATACCATCCGCCCCTTTGTTTTGCCTTTTGTAGCGCAGCCATCAGCCGCAGTTACATAGCCCCCATCCTTACAGTTCCAAACCCTCAAAGACTTGTTGATCCGTGAATCCGGGTCGTTGGCAGTCTTTGCGCTGGTTAGCTTCTTCTTCATGCCTTCCATGCGGGCGCAGAAGGAGTCGCGCCGTGAGCCGCCCTCGGGTTGAGGACGTTTCAATCCGGGTTTCCCGGGGTTGGCCGCATTGTATGAGGCTCGCCCCTTGGCGTTCAAGCCGCCCTTCTCGGATTTGCCTTCTTTCCTCTGCCATGCTGGAGACTTAGCCATAGAAAATTGTGACTGAAGTTACGTTTGACACAGTTCCATGAACGTTGGTGCTAAATAAAACACCCTCACCCGGAAACAAAATATACGTAGGTTGCGTAGCAGAAGCCACGGTGTTAAGCGTCATAACGGTTGTGCCGCTTAACACCGTGGCTTCTGCTACGCAACCTACG